TGGCTGAGACTTTATTTTCGGACTTTGACAATTTAGGCGATTTCGACCTTGAAGTATTCGGTGAAGTTAGATTTTATCAACGGCCTATGATTTCTCATGAAGCGTTGATAGATTTCAAATCCACTGCTGAACATCATAAGTTGAATAAAAAAGAAACATTCCGATTACGAAAAAACGTTGCTGACATTTATAATCTCGGTGCACGTAAATACGGTAAATCGTTATGTACTCTTAAATTAGATATCCCCTTATCTTCAATTTATGATAAACGTCAATGGGCTTGTTTTTATTCAATTGACGAAAAACGTTTACGTGGTGTAATGGATGATGTTAAAGTAGCTTTTGACTTTCATCCAATTTTTAAAATATGGAAGTATCATTGTTCTTTCAAACCACAGATTAAATTTACGAATACCGATAACGGTTGGAGAATACAAAGTGTAAACATGGCCTTAAAAGGCAAAACCCCTGGCGAACAGTTTTATCAGATACATGCCGATAAGTTTTGGGGAGATGAAGTTAGTTTTGAAACTGACAATGTTTACAAAAAAAGGAAAGAAAGCGAATCTGAATTAGGTGCTATCATCCGTTTGGCAGGGATCGTATTGGGATGAAAAAGAAAGGCAAGACCGTATAGAGGCTTACGGTGGAGAAGAATCTTTAAATTATCGTGTTTATGTTAAAGGAGAAGTTATTGAAGATGCCACTACTGAATTCGACATTGAAAGAGTTCAAGAGTGTTATTCTAAAAAGAAGAAGATTAAAAGATTCGAACTAAAGAAAGACCAGTATAAAAATTTTGAAAATTTAATAGTTGTTGAAAGACCCAAAAATGCCGAGAGAATCTTTATAATAGGTGATATAGGAGACGGTGCAGGTGGGTCAGATATTTCAATATTTGCCGAAATAGGGAATGAATATAATTATTTATATAATATAGTTCTTTATAAAATGACAGAAGAAGAGCAATATCATATTTTTAACTACTTAGTAGAACAGACTCAGGCTAACGTCTTAGGATTTGATTGCGGAGAAGCATGTGGTCGAGGTTTATATGACCGTTTTGAAAAACGAGGATTTAAAGAGAATTTAGTTTGGTATCAAGGTAATAAAAAAATTATTACTGGTTTTGAAAAAGACACAGAAGGTAAAGTTCTTTTAAAGGCAGGGAAGCCCGTTCCAAAAGAAGAGTTTATGTCTGAATGGGCAGTGAAGCGATTGAAAGTATTATTATATGGAACTAGAATCCATATTCCAATAGATTATAAATTTGACAACCAAATTGCTTCAGTTGTTTCAACGTCTTCTGGAACTCGTAGAATGTATGCTTGTATAAGTCAAACAGGAGACCATTTATTTGACTGTTTTAGGGTTTTTGCAATTGCACAATGGCTAAAAAAAGATTTTAATATGACTCCAGATATGGCAATTACTATGGGTCTAGGCGTTTCTTCTGGTATGCAGAGAGCTACAAAAGTACTAGAATCTAGAAAAGAAAAACTTAAAGAAATAGAAGAAGCAATAAAAAGTGCATTACCTATTGAATGTTCTAAACAAGAATTTGGGCTTTATATACAGAAATTTTTATTAGAAAGAGCAAATTTTTATATTTTTAGAGGCGACACAGTGAGAGCGAAAATAGTTCAGTCTGAATTTCAGAGACTAACTAACAAATTTTGTAATATAAAAGGAGATTAAGTATGTCTACAATAGATTCTACTATATTTTTTAGTCAACTAATGGCAACGTTTAATAAGAAAATCGTTGTTCCAGGTGACTTTAAAAACCAAGCCGACGCTGTAGAAGAAATGTTAAAAAACGATGTAACAGGGATTATAGACAGTTTGACCGACTTTTCTGTTGAAAGTGCTTCTGTTGAATACGGTATAGAGACTGATAATGAGAATTTAAATCAGCTTATGGATAAATGGTTAACTAATCTAAATTCTGCTTATAAAGGAAAAGTTCCCCCAGGCATTAAAGCATTATCTAAAGAATATTTTAAAGAACGTTGGAAGGGAGCATCATTCCCTGTTTTAAAAATTACTGAATGGGCTGACTTTCAAGGCTTACAGTTACCTTCGAAGATGTTTTTTGTTGATGGTGGGTCTATTATGGCACAAGAGAAAGACACAAAAACAGAAGATGTGACTTTATTTAGTTACGATTATTACTTGGGAACTACCGCAGAACCAAAATATAAATTAGATAAAGGCACTATTTTTTCAAGACCTTATGGAAGATGGTTTGATAAATACCCAGTTCCTTATTTAATAAAGAGAGGTATCTATTATAACTATAGACTTTTCCAAGATATAAAGAAATTAGGGGAAACTGTTTTAGAAGAAATTATCCCTTATTTGCTTATAATTAAAAAAGGAAGTCCTGAATTAACAGCACAAGGTAAAACTTACTCAGACCCCGAATTAAAACAAATCTACGAAGATTTCCAAACTCTATTAAGAGAATACAGAGACAATTCCGCTAGTCGAGGCGGTCAGACACAGACTAGAGTTACTGATTATGCCGAAGAGATTAAACATTTAATACCTGATATAAGCACTGTATTTGCTCCAAAATTATATGCTCAGGCTGAGAGAAATATATTATCTGGTTTGGGTTTTATCGACGTTATTGCAGGGGTGTCAGATACTCGCAGAGAGAGTATTCTTAATCCAAAGGCTTTTGTAGAAGAAGTCCGTGCAGGTGTTGAAGATTTTAAACAGGTATTGTTTCAGTTAGTTTTATTGATTATCGAAACTAATAGTAAAAATAAAAAATATATGACTAAAGATTTTCGAATTACTTCTTCTCCTATAAGAAGTTTTATGACTGATAAATTCAAACAAGAATTACGATTGTTATGGAAACACGGAAAATTATCGGATAAAACGTATTGCGAAATGGTCGGAGAAGTAGATTTTAAAACTGAAGTAGGTAGAAGGACACAAGAAGCAAAAGACGGTACAGAGGTTACAATGTATCCTCATATTACTGACAATAAAGAAAACGATTTAAGTCCTGATGAAATAAAAAGACATAAAGACCTTCATGACGAAGAATTAGATGAGAATGGCAATCCAATTCAAAGAGACAAAATTGACGACCCTGACAAATTTGATGTATCTTCATTTAAATGTGTTTGTTTGAAATGTGGGTATTCTGAAAGTTCTTCAGCACATTGTAATACTCTTAAATGTCCTAAATGTGGCGGAGATATGAGACGAAAAAATAGGCCAGGAAAAGGAAGACCCGATAAGTCGCCAAATTCGAAATCTGATTTAGAAACCGCTCCTTATAATAGTCCTTCTGATTTACCTTCTAGTATTAAAAAGAGTTTAGCACCAGGATTACAGAAAACATTTGTAACTGTATTTAATAAAGCTTTACAAACTTATAATTCAGAAACTAGAGCCTTTCGTATTGCCTGGTCTGTTATTAGAAAAATTGGAAGAAAAAATAGTAAAGGGCTGTGGATAAGAAAAAAGAAACGAGTAGATGGAAAATTAATTGGTATTAAATTGACAAAAAGTATGGTTTCTAATGTATTAGAATCAGAAGAGAAACTCGTTATTGAAGATGCTATGGGATTAAAGAAATTGGAAAACGAAGTTAAAAAATCAGAACTTCTTGACAAACTTTTAGGAAAAAATAGTAAGGGAAAATAATATGAGCGAAGATAAATTTGGATTACAACTTTATAAAGACGAAGCTTTAACAGATAAAATTGTTGATAATGTTTTAGATTTCGAAGGGGTTTTTGTTGGAGATAAAAAACAGTTTACAATCTGGATAGCAAACGACGATAAAGCGTTTTATACGAATTTGAAATTTATTTTGGAACATTCAGAAGCAAAAGTAGTGGAAGCACCTACTGAATTAGCACCAAAAGGCATCGCTACCTTAGTATTAGAATGGAGTCCAAAAGTTACGTTAGACGAACCTTTGAGAGCTCAGTTAAGAATTCGGGCAATAAGAGAACTAAGACCATAAAGGATAAATATGTCGGTTCATAGTAAAGAGATTAGTGCAGTTGTTACTACTGGAGATTTCGTTGCTAACGAAATTCCCGTTGGTGCGATTGACAGCAATAATACACAGTTTACATTGGCACAAGTTCCCGTGTTAGGAACAGTGCAAGTAAATTTAAATGGTTCTGTACAAGCCCCTGGTTCAGGAAAAGATTACTCGATTTCAGGGAAGGTAATTACGTTTACTAAAGCTCCTAGAACAAATAGTGAGATTTTAGTAAGTTATTTAAGAACACCTTAAAGGAGGCCAAAAATGGCACAGAGAGCAACAGCGATTTTTGCAGACCAAATTGATGATTTGGCAATGGGAGATGGGTTTAGAAAAAATGTAGGAGACGACACTAAATTTGAAGTTGCTTTGAAAGCAAACGACGGTTTAGTGATAGATACAGGCGAAGTAAAAGTAGATTATGATGATACTACTTTAGGAATGATTTCAAATAAATTAGCTCTTAAAGATGGTTCGGTTACAGAAGCGAAATTAGATATGTTTAATTCCCCTACTATTGGAGAGTATTTGAAATATACTTCTAATGGGTTGGAATGGTCAGATATTGATGATGATTTTATATCTGATTCTGATGTTATTACTAACGAAATTCCTACGGGGCTTATTAACTCTTCAAACACTGAGTTTACATTAGCAAATACCCCTGTGGTTGGAACTGTTACAGTATTTTTGAATGGTTTATTTCAGGCACAAGGTAGTGGATTCGATTATACTATTTCTGGAGATACTATTACATTCAGTAAAGCTCCGAGAACAAATAGCGATTTATATGCTTGTTATATTATAACATAATTAAATAAGGGGATTTATGGCTATAAAAAAACGTAAGGGTAATGGCTTAGAAGACAAAATAAATAAACAAATGAGTCATCTTCAAACACAACTGGAGTTGGCTATAGAAGCTGAAAATAATATAAGAATTAAACGGTTGAGGATAGAAGGTGCTATTTCTATTCTCAATCGAATTCTTAAATAGGAGATTTATGGCAGACCCTGATAGAAGAACCACTATAGATGGAGACCAAATTGCAGACCATACTGTTACTCCTCATGAAATGGAAGTCGAAGGAACTCCTTCGAAATTTAAAATGATGATTTACAATAGCGATACTGAAAAATTTAAGTGGTTTCATTTTATAAGAGGGAGACTTTTTCAATGATAAGTACTTATAAACTTAACGAAGATATACATGTTTCTTATCAGGCGGTAGGGGCAGAAACAGGAATTATTGATATGATGATGGATGTTTTCGATACAAATGGGAATAGTATAAGTGGTTTTCCTATAGTCATGACAGATATCGGAAATGGTTTGTATGAAGGTATTTTTATTCCGACTTCAGTAGGTATTTGGAGAATTAAAATTACTTCTTCTAGTGCTCCAGAAAACGGACAGGAAGCTTATTATAAAGTTACTCTTAATGGAAAAGTAGAGGTCAGTATCCCTGCATCGGCTGATTCTATTACTGTGAATTTAATTTATGAAAAAATTGATTCAATAGCAGTAAACGCAGATGAATGGCAAGATGCTATATTTTATACTGTACCTAGTGGATATACTTTTAATGCTATTTCTTTTAGTGGAGTAGCAGGGAGTAATAATAATATTGTAAGAGCTATTAAAGACATACATTTGGCAACTTTTGATATGTCAACAGATGTTTTTACTGAAATTGCGTCTATTTCCGTTCCTGCGTTCTATTCTCAGTTATACGTGCTTGTGACCGATGCTATTGGAAATCAAAATACAGTGACGACTATTACATATGTAAATGAATATGGGATAACAGGACGTACTGCTATAGTAGCTATTTCTAAAAGTATTTCTATAGGGTCAAGGATTAAAGTTGAGCTACAAAGTGGAGATAACGGAGTAACCGAAATTACAAATGTCACAAACACAGTTACACAATCAGGATTTTTAATATTAGAAGGAAATTTGGATTTATTTTATGAATATTTGGGAGAATCAAATACACAAAAAACAGCCTCCTCAGTTGCTTTAGGTGGGATAATAGC